ATTTAAATAATTAGATATTCGCTTTGTATTTTCTAGATTTTCTTTGTCTGAATTAAAAAACCATAAGGGCATTACATTTATTCCATTTAATTTTTCAAAATTAACTCTTTTATGAAAAAAAACACTATCATGAATAATGATTGCATTTTGAAAAAATTTATATTTTAAAAAATAATAATATGGTAAAAGCTCACCTCTTCCAGGGAACTCAGATTGTATTATATGTAGATTTTTATAATCAAATTCAGAATTAACATAATCATAATTACTATTATCATCAATTATAACAATTTTTTTCAACGGATAAAAAATTCTTAAAAGCTTAACACTATGGTTCCAATATTTATTTGTCTTTACTGAATTGACATGCCTCGTCATTATAAATCCAAAGTTATCCATAATATATATAAATAAAATCTATTATGGATTATCATTAATAAAATAATTCTAAACATGTGATGGAATTTTATCTATATTTATTATTTCATCAATATTCTTAATATCTCCATTGAATTTTGAAAATTTATCAAACTCTGGTCTTTCTAATTGAGATTGTGGTGTATGGTTATGAACACATCTTGCAATCATTTTGTATAATTTAAAATCTGGATATCTCTCTACACCATTGGTCTTATAAAGCATATTAATACCTTTATCATCTAAACACCATTCGAAAATCAAACGTTTAATTGGGTCGTTAATTTTACTTAAGTCTTTCATTTCTTCAAAATCATCAATCATATAATCAAAAATTGAACATGCTAGTCTACATAAATCAAAACTATAATTAGGTTCTAATCTTGGTTTCTTGTCATTAAAATAAGGTTCAGTGTTATATTGAGTAGCTGCATCACCTCCCGTTTGAAAACTATCACTGCAAAAAACTTTTCCATCAAATTTGAAGATACTTCTACCAAAGTCAATAATTTTAAACATTCTTCCGAATGTTGGAACTTTATAATACTTTTTCTTATAACAATAATACAAATATTTCTTATCAGTTTCATTATACATTACATTATTTGTATGTAAATCATTATGTGTAAAATTAAATGCTTTTTGATAAGTTATTAAAATCATAATTATCTGCATAAATGCTGATAACCACTCATCTTCAGACAATTCATTATTTAAAATCAAATCATCAAATGTATTCTCGCAATATTCCATTCCAATAACTTGAACAGGAAATTTTGGAATTGTAACATTAATTCTTTCTTCTTCATCTTCATCCCAATCATCGTCGTCATTATCATCATTGTCTTTTTTTCCACTAGTATCACTATTTTTCTCTGAACCAGAATCAAATACCTCATTATCATCATAACAATTTTCACAATCTTCTAAGTCTTCATCATTAGTATGAGACGAACGAGATGAACATGTAGAATTAGATTTCAATGTAACCTGATTGTCTATATGCATATTAGTATTATTATTAGTATTATTATTAGCATTAGTTATATCAATTAAATCTATAGACATATCTTTAAGGTAATTTAAATCAATTGTATTTTCTTCTTCAAACACTTCATCAAATATTTCATTATCAATCGAAGCTAAAGATTTTAAACTTACATTATTTCCGATTGTTAATGGTTTCAACTTTGTTTGTTCTTGTTGAAATAAATGCTCATATTCATCAATTTTAAATAAAACATTCTTATTTTTATTAAAAAATTCAGAATTATTAAGATAATCTATATCATCAAAAACATTTATTTTAAAATCATTTTTGATTGCTAAGAAAGAGCCATAATAGTCCACACCATGAATAAATTTAAATGTATTTCTTAATTGACTTGATAAAAATAAAAACAAGCCATCTACATATCCTGCATTATTATTATCAATAAACTTGGCATTACAATCTTCTATAGTTGAATTAAGTTTTGGCAGATTAAATAGTTTTTCATTTGAAATATCATATTTGCCAATCATGTATTTATATGGGTCTAACAAAGGAGCCATCTTAAAGAAAACTTCTCTGTCTTTTACCTTGCTATTATCAATATTTTTTATTCTACATATAAAAAGATTATTATTTTCTTCATTATTTGTGTTGTTGTTAATACTTGAAATAAACCATTTATTATTAAAATTAATACTATTATAATTTGTATCATTTAAATTGAAAAATCTGGCATAAATAGGTATATAGTTTTGAGTTTTAGAGAGAAAAAGCGAAGTAGGTTCCTCAAATTGTTTAAATAATTCGATATTTTTCCTTTTTTGATAATTTATGCTTATCATCTTTAGTGAATTAAAATATAAATTAAATTTGTTTTTAACTAATTATTTTATTAAAGAATTATTAATGTTTCTAAAAGTAATTAACCATCAAAACTTTCACTGCGTTTGATTTAGCGAAATAACAGTATATAATAAAAAATAACATATATAATTTATAAAAAATAAACAATTTTACGATAGTGAATTCAAATTTATTAAATAATATTTTTGAAATGTACTATTTATATTATTATTTAATAATTTTATAAATAATTTGCTTCGTTAAATCTGATATAATTTTCTTTTTGAATAATATATAATGACTTTAGAACTTAGAAAATTTGACATGAAAAGCATACAATTTAAAGCTACTGAAAATAAGGGTCCGGTTGTTGTTTTAATTGGTAAGCGTGATACAGGTAAGTCATTTTTAGTTAGAGATTTATTATGGTATCAACAAGAGATTCCTATTGGAACTGTGATATCTGGAACTGAAGAAGGTAACGGTTTTTACGGTAAAATGGTGCCAAGATTATTCATTCACAATGAGTATAATTCAGCTATTATTGAGAATATCTTAAAGCGTCAGAGAACCGTATTAAAACAAGTAAAAAAAGAGATGGATGCATATAAACGCTCATCAATCGACCCAAGAGCATTCGTTATTCTTGATGATTGTTTATATGACAATACATGGTCTCGTGATAAGCTTATGCGTTTATTATTTATGAACGGAAGACATTGGAAGGTCATGTTAGTCATCACAATGCAATATCCGTTAGGCATTCCTCCCACACTGAGAACCAACATAGATTATGTTTTTATTTTAAGAGAAAATTACATTGCAAATAGAAAACGAATTTATGAGAATTATGCTGGTATGTTTCCTACTTTTGAGGCATTTTGTCAGGTGATGGACCAGTGCACTGAAAATTATGAATGTCTAGTTATAAATAACAACTCTAAATCAAACAAACTTAATGACCAAGTGTTTTATTATAAAGCCGATACTCATAATGACTTTAGATTAGGTTCAAAAGAATTTTGGGAATTGTCCAAAGGATTGCCTGATGAAGACCAAGAAGAACAATATGACCCTTCTAAAACAAAAAAACGCGGCGGCGGTCCTAGAATTAGTGTTAAAAAGACTACTAATTGGTAACCTTGTTTTTTAAAATCTTGCTTTAAAAAATAAAATTAAATTATAATAATATAAAGACAAATTATTATTATAAATTATAAAATGGATACAATTGATATAGTGAGTTTGATTGAAAATAACCCTATAACTAAGTTAACAAATGATTATAACAATAAATTATTGAATAAAGTTAGAAATGAATTTACAGATGACGAACAAAAATTATTTTTAACTAGCTTTTATTGTTATTTAAACCATCATCCTACTAATGATTTTGTGATTGACTTAGATAATGTGTGGAAATGGTTGGGATTTAGTCAAAAATATAACGCAGAAAGAATTTTAGAAAAACATTTTGTAATTAATAATGATTATAAAAATCTTGCTCCTCAAGAAGGAAAAGCAAGTTCAAAAAATGAAAAATGGGGAGGACATAATAAAAAAAATGTTATTATGAATATTAAAACATTCAAATTGTTTTGTCTTTTAGCTGAAACTCAAAAAGCTAAACAAATTCACTCTTATTTTATCAAATTAGAAGAATTACTTCATGAAATTTTAGAAGAAGAATCAAGTCAGTTAAAATTACAGCTTCAACAAAAAGATGAAATTATTTTAGAAAATAAAAAAATATCTGAACAAGAAAAAAATAAACTAGAGGAAGAAAAACTCAAAATAGAAAAAGAAAAATTAAAAGGAATTGAAAAAGCGATTATTTCTCAATTTCCCGTCAATACTGAATGCATTTATTTTGGCACCATCGACAATTCGAATCAGCAACAAGAACAATTGATAAAGTTTGGTCATACAAATGACTTATCAACAAGACTTCAATATCATCATAAACATTATAATAATTTCAATTTAGTAAATGCGTTTAAAGTTCAAAACAAAGTTGAAATTGAAAATTCAATCAAATCTGATCCTAAAATTAAAAAACAAATTAGAACTATCGTAATAAACGGGAAAAATAAAACAGAAATAATAGCTTACAATTCTAGTTTTACGATTGATAAACTTACAAAATATATTAAAGATATTATTCAACAAAAAACATATAGCATTGAAAATTTTCACAAATTGACTAACCGTAACGAAGAATTAGAAAAAGAAAATGCATTATTAAACGAAAAAATTATTAAATTAGAAAAAGAATTATCCAGTAAAAATATACAATTTATTAATTTAAACGATGAACTTGACAAGTACAAAGAAAAGATTAATTTTGAATTAAAAAAAGAGGAATCAGTTTATCAAAATGCCTTATTGCCAGAAGACGAAATAACGCAAAAATTTAACGACTTTATCACCAACTCATGTATTATTCGCACTGACGTTGAAGAAAAATCAGTTAATTTAGAAGGTAGATTTAGATTATGGAATAAAATTAAACCTACAAAAGAAATGTTTCATCTGCTTAAAAATTACCTTGATACGCGATTTAAACCAAAAAGAATAGAAGGACAACACGGATATGTAGGAATTAAGTTAAAAACAGTTGAATATAAAAAATTACATGCACATTCAGATGTTGAGAGTTTTATATTTCAGATGTGTCAATTTTCAGATTGCGGAAAGATATTAAATTCATCACTTTTGAGAGAATATCAAAAATGGAAAATAACAGTTGACAAATCTTTATATGAAAATGATATGAAAGAAATTAAAGACTATCTTAATAATTGCCCTTATGCTTTAAAAGCTACTGTTTGGACAGATGAAGGTAGTAATGAGGGATATTATGGACTAACATTAAAAGAAAAATATCAAAACGTAAAGTCAAATTACGTATCAACAACAGGCAAAAAAGTATATAAAAAACACAAAGAAACAAACGAATTATTATGTATGTGGGAGACAATTGCTAAGGCTGCTTTAAATGAAGGAATATCTACAGCTAAAATGAGTAGATGTGTTAAAAATAAAACTATAATTGATGACTATTATTACACAGATTTAAAATGAATAAAATATAATTAGTATATTTGTAAGTAAAATAATAAATAATATATTTATTTAATGATGTATATATTATTTATCTATTAATAATTTATAAAATTTATA